GATCTATACAGCTAGCATTCGCCGACGCTTCGCCATACCAAAACCCAGATTTTACTTTTAACATAACCGAAACCTACACGCCAGATACGGCCAACAGCGTAAACTCTACGCCGATAATTTTAGAGCCAAAGTATTACAGCAGCTCAAGCAAATACGCTATCGGAAATATAGACGCTTACAACTCAAGTAACCAGTGGGTAATTGCAGACGATTGGCGAGGGGGATGGGATAGCACAACACACGGCACGCCTACTGAAATGCTCGGCCAAGGCATTGCAGGATTGTACAAGGATTTTGTGCCAACAATACGAGGTACCTGGGCAGACTCAGGAACTTTAACAGCAATTAAATCACTTTACTTTGATGACTACAAATGGCTATTAAATGGCGCTGTTTATACAGCACGATCTGAGCAGTGGGATGGCGAATGGTTGGGATTGGTTCCGATTTACACGGGTCTAACTTCTTCGGGCGAAGGTCTTAAAGTTGGTACGGGCTTAAAGGATCGCGTTAATTATATGGACGATCAGATTGGGCGACTAAATGATTCTGTACAGCGCACGCCTGCATTGGTCTTAAATTATTTAGTGAATGATGCCGACGGTGCGCCCGCAACTACACCAACGCAAAATACACGTTACGAGGTGATGGTGCAATACGACGATGCAGCCGAACAAGTTGCATGGCATTTGCAGGAACACAACGCTTCTGTAACTTACACAGCCGGGACCCACACAATTACAAACGGATACGAGCTTATTTTGTGCAATACTTCTGAGGGGAATGTAACTGTTAACTTGCCCAACGCAACCGAGAGCAAGGGCAAGAAATACTATTTCCTAAAAAAAGCAAGTGCCCACGTTGTTACAATAAGCGGCGGGTCGTATAATATAAACGGCTCCAGTGCAACTACAATCAATCAGTTGTATGGAAGCAAGACAATTATAAGCGACGGCTCGCAGTGGTATATTATTGCGAGCGTTTAATTTGTTAACGAGTAGGCGGTGGGTGTTTTGTAATTTTGGCATATGCCAGACCAAAAGATTTCGGAACTCGCCGCCATTACGACCATTGACAACGCGGCCGATGTTCTGCCTATTGTTGATACAAGCGCAACCACCACAAAGAAAGTAACGCCCACGCAGTTAAAGACTAGTTTGGCGTTGAACAATGTAGACAACACAAGCGATGCAAACAAGCCAGTGAGCTCAGCCACACAGACGGCTTTGGATGCAAAACAGGCAACATTGGTAAGTGGTACTAATATCAAGACCGTAAACAATACAAGTTTGTTGGGAAGCGGAAACATTTCTATCAGTTCGGCAGTTGCTTGGGGTGGAGTTACAGGAACTTTGTCAAACCAAACCGATTTACAGACGGCTTTGGATGGCAAGGTTGATGAAAACACCGCCATCACTGGGGCAACCAAAACCAAAGTAACATACGACCAAAAAGGTTTGATAACTGCTGGGGCAGATGCAACGACAGCGGACATCGCAGATTCAAGCAATAAACGCTATGTAACCGATGCCCAATTAGTAGTTGTTGGAAACACAAGCGGAACGAATACGGGCGATAATGCGGTAAATAGTTTGTATTCTGGTTTGGCTACAAGCAAACAGGATGCGTTGGTTTCAGGTACAAACATCAAGACAATCAACAGCACTTCGCTTTTGGGTTCTGGGAATGTCGCAGTTGAACCAACAATAACCGCCACAACTTCTGCGGATTACTACAGAGGGGACAAAACATTTGCAACCCTTAACAAGGCTGCGGTAGGTTTGGGCAATGTTGACAATACTTCGGATGCAAACAAACCCGTTTCAACTGCAACACAAACAGCACTTGATGCAAAGACAAACAAACTGATTACCACCAACAGACAAACCGCATCCTATACTTTGGTTTTGAGTGATGCGGACAAATTGGTTGAGATGAATGTGGCAAGTGCAAACAATCTCACAGTACCTTTGAATAGTTCGGTAGCGTTCAGCACAGGTACACAGATACTTTTGGCACAATATGGAGCAGGACAAACGACAATCGTTGCCACAAGTGGGGTAACAATCCGAAGCAACGGAGCAAAGTTAAAACTCAACGCTCAATATAGCGGTGCAACTTTGGTGAAGATTGCTGAAAATGAGTGGTATTTATTTGGAGATATAGCATAATGATTTTAGCAAGTCACGGAATTATAGCCTCGCAGATTGCGTCAGTTGATGCAGATGCTTTGGCTTTCTTTGGTCGTGTTACTACGGCAGGAGGTACATTGTCTGCAACGGAAAAGGCAGCGGTGAACACTTTGGTAGTTGATATGAAAGCCGCAGGGATTTGGAGCGGTATGAAAGCCATCTACCCAATGGTGGGGGCAAGTGCGGCAGCGTGTTCAAGAAATTTAAAGGCTGATGAATTTAATGGTACTTTTACAAGCGGTTGGACTTTTGCGAGTACGGGGGTTACGCCTAATGGAACGAGTGATTATTTTAATAGTACTTTAAATCCTAACGCAGAATTATCACAAAATTCTTGTCATACAAGTTTTTATTCAAGAACAAATAATGCTGCTTCGTCAAGTATTGAAATAGGTTCGTTAAGTTTAGGCCCAAATCTTTTTTTTCATACACATAGTTATTATATTGGTGGTACATTAATATGCTTATTGGCTCAAGATTCGGTAGTTCAGTTTCCTGTAGCAAATTCTTTAGGTTTTAGCAATGGAAACAGAACATCATCAACAAGGCTTTCTAACTTTAAAAATGGTTCAAATTTGGGTGATACAACTGTTACAAGTGTCGCCCTTACGACTCAGCCCGTGTATGTTGGTGCGGGTAATATAGGCGGTTCAGCAAGTAATTTTTCAAATCGAGAATGTGCTTTTGCTTCAATAGGTAGCGGATTAACCGACACCCAAGCAGGTAACTTCTACACCGCAGTACAAGCGTTTCAAACCACCCTTTCAAGACAAGTATAATGATAGGTTACACACTTACACCCGAACAATACCAATCGGTACAAGGGCAATATATCAACCCTTATCAATTCATCAACTGCGTTCAAGATATTAACGATGTTTGGTTCTTTTTTGGCAACGAGCAAGACAAAGAAGCGTTTGGAAATACCGAATTTATGTGGTTGTTTGATTTACCCCAAGCAGAATACATCCCACCCCCACCACCACCATTCCCATTATGACAACACCGAAAGTAAAACCCAATGCGCTACCTGTTAGCTTTGATCAATTCCGTAAAAACCCAGTTGCTGCCGTGGCTTTTTGTATGCTTTTGGCTGTTAGTTATTTGTATATGGACTTGCGTTCGGGCAATCAGGCGCAAATCGATGAATGCCGTAAGGAGATGGCGGTTATGAGGGCAGAGCAAAAACAAGCCTACAAAATGCTCAAGACGGCAGACAGTGCTTTGTCTGCGGCGATCACCGAATTGCGTATAATTAACTCAATGAAAAAACTATAACGACATGAGACTGCTATACATTTTTTCTTTTCTTTTTCTTTGCGGTTTTTTGTTTACGACATCGTGGGCAACTGAACCGAAGCCAGTGAATGAGATGGACGCACTTTTGAAAAAGATTCAGCAGCAAACGCAGGCAGTGGGCCAAGCAACTCACGCAGCTCACGCATTTAGCGAGGCATTGGTTGAGGAAAAGGTAGCGGAAAAGGCTGAACTAAAGGAGGCCGTAGTTGAAGCTACAACCAAGGCGCAGGTGTTTGAATTGAAGGCGGAAAAGTATGCCACCACCATGATGTTCATGGGGGTAGATACCTCACTGGCTGAAATGGACACGCTGAGCCTCAACAATATGATGAAGTTAAACGGGTTGTAATGGCAAAGGCGAGCAAACCCACGGCATCCAGTTGGCAACTCAAGCCCAAGCGTAAAAACAAGGGCGTTCATTCAAAAAATAATAAGCCCGCGAAAAGATACCGCGGCCAAGGTAGATAATGAAAAAGATACTCGAAATATTTAAGGGCGACAACGGCCAACTTTCAAGCAAGCGTTTTGTAGGGATCATCGGCGCATTTGTTCTATTCGGAACAATGGCACACAACTCAATGAGCCCGCAGGAGATTGCACCCAGTGCGGAATTGGTGGCCGCTGTTGAATGGGTTACAATCCTAACGCTCGGCTTTACATCGGTCGATAAGTTTAGCGGCAAAAAGGG